CCGCCCACGCGACCCGGAAGGACTATGTTGACGGTCTGATCTCGGGCGGGACGGCGGTTGACGCGACGGCTCGCGCGGCCGCGGCGGCAGCGGACGCGAACGCAAACAATCGGGTCCTGAAGGCCGGCGACACGATGACCGGTCCGCTGGTGGTAAGTTCTACTGCGGTCACTGTCAGCAATCCAGTCGCCGGTTCTGCCGATTTCGTTCTTGACGTTCAGGCTGGGACAAACCAGTCCGCCCTGATCTTCCGGAAAGGCGGCCTGACCCGCTGGTTTGCCACGATGTCCGGCGCTGCCGAAAGCGGTGCTGATGTTGGCAGTGACTTTAGCCTCCGGCGCTTTGACGATGCCGGCGCTGCTCTCCCAACCCCCTTCATTCTTACGCGCTCCACCGGGCAGGTCCGCCTCCCGCTATCTGGGACCAGTTCCATACCGACGCTTGGCTTTGGAAACGGATCGCAGGCGGGCATTAACTGGACCAGTCTGTATCAGATGGACTTTATTGCCAACGGTATTTCGCGGATGACCCTGACTACTGCGGGGCTATCTGCCAATGTCCCTGTCTCGTTTACTTCCAGTCTGTCAGTTACTCACTCCCTAGCCGCCGGAAACGTCATTTCTCAGAGCGGTGTTGGCACTGCACTCCGGATTACGAACACCGGCACCGGCGACAGCCTCCTGGTCGAGGATTCCGCTAATCCTGACGCGACTCCTTTCGTCATCAAGGCGGATGGAAAGGTTGGCATCGGTCTGACTGCGCCTACCGTTGAACTCGATCTGGTCGGGTCCCTTCTGGTCAGCGGGCAGGCCTCGGTCACGACTGCCGCCCCGACCCTAGCGGGTCATCTTACCCGGAAGGACTATGTTGACACTCAGGTGGCGACCCGACTGACCCAGGCGGCGGCCGATCTTCGCTATCTGCAGCTGTCCGGCGGGACGCTGACGGGGGCGTTGTCTCTTGTAGCGGGCGCCCCGACGCTCGCGGCCCACGCGACCCGGAAGGACTACGTTGACGGTCTGATCTCCGGCGGAACAGCGGTTGACGCGACGGCCCGGGCGAGCGCGGCCGCGGCGGACGAGAATGCCAATAATCGCGTCCTGAAGGCCGGTGATACGATGACCGGGAACCTGACGATCGGGCGGCCCAGCCCGACGCTCAGCCTGGACGCGACGGGCACGACCTCGGGCGCGGTCCGGTGGCTCAGGGACGGCTTGCAGCTTTTCAATCACTTCACGTCCGGCGTCAATCTCAATTACTTCTGGTGGCGTTATGACGATGCCGGAGCGAACAACGGGACGGTTATGAACGTCACCCGCCTGACCGGTGAGATCGGCTTGGGCGGCAACGCGCAGGCGGGGTCACAGGTCCGCGTCGTCACGCCTAGCGTAGCAACCTCTGAAATTGCTCTCCATCTTCACAACCAGAACAACGTCAACGATAGCGCCGTCAGCCTGCTGTTCACGCGCACCAACAACGTCATCCTGGGGAGCATCACCGGCCAGCGCGAGGGCGCTGCGAACGCGGGTAGCCTGGTCTTCCGCACTGCCAATCTCGGCGTGGAAAGCGTCGCGCTGACGATCAGCAGCGCGAACCTTTCGACTTTCTCCGGCCCGGTGACGATCAACAGCGTCAACAGCCTTCTCAGCCTCACAGGCGCGGCTGGCACCCTGCGCAACATGAACTTCCAGACCGCAGGCGTCAATCGCTTCCAGTTCCGGCTCAACAACGTCGCCGAGGGCGGCGCCAACGCCGGCTCTGGCTTCCAGTTGATGCGTTTCCAGGACGATGGCAACGCGCCGGACGCGGCCACCGGCGCGCAGTCGGTCTTTGAGGTCGATCGGGCCACCGGCAATGTCGCCTTCAATGCCGGTATCGCTGCCGGCATCCGCATGCACATTGCCTTCCAGGCGGCCGAGAACGTGGTCAACGGCATCAACCTGCTGCTGTCCAACAACTCGAACATCGGCGGCAATTCGTCGGGCATCCAGTTTGGTGCGGCGTTGGGTGTTGTCGCACCACGAGCGACGATCCGTGGCCAGCGCAGCGGCAACAACGGTGACTTCATCATCGCTACCGCCATCAGCGGAGCGATGACTGACACTCTGACCCTGACCGGCGTGGATCGGCGCGCTATGTTCAACACCGACACGGTCGGTATCGCTACCGCGCGAACCCCGGCGACCGCGGCGGCGACTGGCGTGCAGGGGCAGATATGTTGGGATTCCAATTTCGTCTATGTCTGTGTCGCGACCAATACCTGGAAGCGCGCGGCTCTGTCAACCTGGTAAACCTTTCGCAACGGAGATAGCGGCTATGACCGAACCGACCATCACCATTACCCTCGCCCCCGAGGAATGGAACATCGTCCTGGGCGCTCTCGGCGACGCCCCGTTCAAGGTGTCCGCCCCGATCATCGGGAAGATCCAGCAGCAGGCCGCGCCGCAGATCGCGGGCGCCTCCGGGCCGGCCCCCGATGCCGCGGACCCGAGGGAGGACCCGCCGGCCGCCCCTCCGCCTCCCGCGGGCAAGCAGGGGCGGCCGGCGCGCATGAACGGGGCCTAGCCGGGCCCTCGGGCGGGGCCTCCCCTACCGGAGGCCCGGCTGACCTGTGTAGAAACTGTTCCTAGATGAGCCGCTAGTGTTCCAAACGTCTTCCCGGGTATAGTCCCGGCCAGGAGGGTTCCGAGGATGTTCCCCGATCCGGTTCCGCCGTCCACTCCACTGCCGCCCCTCATGCCCCTGGATACTGTCAAGGGGCTTCTCGGCGTTCCGCTGGACAACGTCACCCTGGACTCGCAGATCACCTTTGCGATGAATGTCGTGTCTGCCCTGATCCGGGGCTACACCGGGCGAAGCCTCACGAAGGGGAACTACACCGACCAGTTCCACCCGCCGCAGACGTGGGCCGGACCTCGCGGCGAGGCGGAGGGCGGTCGCGCCTTCCTCTCCCTGACCGAGTATCCCGTCCAGTCCATCGGCGAGGTCAAGGTGAACGGGGTAGTCCAGACGGCGCTCACTTACCGGGCTCATCGGGCGATCGGGGTGATGTGGCCCAATGGAATACCGATCCCGGCGGAACTTGAGATCACCTACCTCGGCGGCTTCGATCCCATTCCCTTCGATCTTCAGGGGGTCTTCCTCGCCCTGGTCCGCAAGCAGCTGACCGGGATGGGTGTGGACCTCTCTACGGCCGGGGCTCCGGTCCCCTCCGTCGCGCCGATCAAGTCGGTGACGGTCGGGGCGCTCAAGGTTGATTACAACGTGGCCCAGGCGGACAATTCATCGTCCGGCGGCGGGGCCGTGACAAGCGAGGCGCTGGAAGAGTATGCGGACGTGCTGGACGGCTACCTGCACAGCCGCCGGCTCGCGGCGACTGCGGCATGAGCGGGGCCCTCCCTTCCTCCTTCGTTGGCGACATCGGGGGAGTCATCCGTGGCTTTGGTGAGACGGTGACCTATATCCCGGTCAGCGGGGCTCCCGAGGCGACTATGAAGGCGAGCGTCCAGACGCCCACCGACATCGCGCTGGTCCAGGACGCAGCGCAGGAGGCGTTCAACGTCTTCGTCTCCATACAGGACCTCCCTACGGTCCCGGAGCAGTTTGACCGCTTCCTCATCCGGGGGCGGCAGCGGACTGTCGAGGAAGCCCACGCGGTCCGCGCGAGCGACACCATCATCGCCTGGCAGATAAGGGTGCTCGGGTAATGTCCAGCGAAGCCGTCCGCGCCGCCGTCCGCGCCTCCTGGCCGGTCCTCCTGCCGGGGGTCCGCTACATCGACACGATCAACCGGAGCCTCCCCTACAATCCGCCGCTCCCGCTGCCGGACATCTGGGGCACCCTTGGCTTCGATAGCCTTTCCCGCCTCCATCAGACCATGGGCGCAAATCCGTGGATCGAAGAGAGGGGCGTGGTGTCCATCTTCTTCATCGCGAAGTCGGGGCACGGGGATAGCCTCGCGATCCAGACGGCCACCGCGGCGATCGCCGCATGGGAAGGCTGGGAGGATGCGACGAAGCAGATTTGGTTCACATCTGTCGGAGCGCCGCGACAGGTGGATCCAGAGGCGAACGGGGACTGGTTCCTTGTCGTCTTGACCTGCACATACGTGGCGCAGGGACGTTCACTGCTACCCTAGCCAAGGAGGGCTACATCATGGCTCGCGAAAGCACGATCAAGTTTGAGTTTGAACTGCAGAACGTCGCGCACGATCCGGCGGTGCTGGATACGCCCGGCGTGACGGCCGGCACGACGACGCTGATCACGCTCGATGCCGCGGACCCGGGGGTGGTCGCGGTTCCGCCCTGGTATGTCGTGGGCGAAGTCCTCTTCATCGATGGGACCGGCTGGCCCTCGCTGGACGGGAAGGCCCACATGATCACGGCTTTCACCCCGGGCGCGACGCCCACCGTCACGGTCGCGACCGATACCAGCGCCGAGACGGCGCCCCTTCCCGGGGACCTGACCGATATCACGGTCACGACCTTCACGTGGACCCATGTCTGCCTTTCCGAGTTCACGCCGAACCCGGGCACGCCCGGCGAAATCGACGCGACCACGATGTGCGACACGGAGCGGAAGAACCTCCCCGGCCTCCCGACCCCGGGCACGGCTTCCTTCACCGGCATGTTCGATCTGGACGATGCGGGCATGAACGCCCTCATCGCGGCCCAGAAGGACGCGGTGGCGCGCTACCTGGTCGGCTACACCCGGCAGGGCCAGTCCGCGGTCTTCCACGGGGTCGTGTCCTCCTTTTCCATCGGCTCGCTGACCGTGGAAGCCGCGGTGACCTTCACCGGGACCTTCACCCTGGATGAGTCCCCCTACTACATGAAGCGGCCCACGACCCCGTAACCCGGGGTGTGGGTCCTTCGTGACTATAGGTGGAACTCCAGGGGGTATATTATTGTGAGCAAGAGGAAGGGTCTACGGACCATCACCGTGGTCGTCCCGGCGTGGGCGGACGGGGAGACGACGCTGCGCGAGCCGAGGGTGCGCGACTACATCAACGCCTCTACCGCGGCGAACAACTACGACAAGACCGTGATGCTGCTCGGGGCCATGGTCCTGGATGAAGACGGGAAGCCGGTCGGGCAGGAGGCGATCCTTGACGCCCCGATGTTGGCCATCTCGGGGCTCGCCGAATACCTTCCCAAACTTATGGGGGAGGAAGAAGCGGGCCCTTTGCTCCAGAAGTCGCCTTCCGGCACCGGCTAGCAATTGCGCTAGGCGGCATGACGGTAGGCGAACTGGAAGACCGGATGAGCGTCGCGGAACTCGCCCGGTGGAGCGAGTTTGAGAAGCTGGAGCCATTCCCGTCCTTCCGGATAGACCTCGGGGCGGGCATGATTGCTTCGATCGTTGCGAATGTGAATCGTGGTAAGAACGTCCGCCCGTTTGAGGTGACCGAGTTCATGCCGGTCTACCAGAACCTTATGCGGCTCGCCGAGGTCGCGAAGCGGCAGGAACTGGAGATGCCGGAGCCGGCGGACGAATATGACGCCCGTCTACAGCACGCGGTCCTGATGTTGGGAGGCTACGTTGTCGGGTGAGATGGAAGGCCTGTCTGAGCTGAAGGAGGGGCTTCGGCATCTGCCTGAGCGGATGCAGAAGTCCCTCCTTCGCGCGTGGACGAAGAAGTGGTCAGCGATCGCCTGGGCGGCGGCCATCCAGAAGGCCCCGGTAGGGAAGACGCGCAACCTCATCGCCGGCATCGCCCGGCGCGATACCAAAAGCGCGACCCTCCGCAAGCTGCACTCCCTCGCGCGCTCTGTGGTTATCGGGAAGAAGCCGGCTTTTCACTTCCACCTGGTGAACCTCGGGACGAAGCCGCGCTGGACCGGGGAGCGGCGGGGACGGAAGGACCGGAAGACCGGACTCCGTGCGCAGGAGAGGACGGGCGGCAAGCGGGCCTTCCGCGGGGTGATGCCGCGGAACCCGTTTGTGGCCGAGGCGGCGAGGCCGCTGATGTGGCAGGCTGAGGCAGACCTTCGCCAGACAATCCAGAAGAGGCTCGCGCGTCTCTTGAAGCGCCAGGGAGGCTGACATGAGCGGCGCCGACACCAAGCTGGTCATCGCCTTTGACGCCCGTATCGGGAACATGGAGCGTGCGCTAGAGCGCGTGTCCAAGTCCCTGGAGAAGGTCCAGGCTGATTCCAAGAAGACTACTGACGCGGTCAAGAATATGGAGAACGCCTTTGCGGCCGCCTCCGGGAAGATCAGCGCCGCCTTCAACATGGTCCGCAACGCCGCGGTGATCGCCCTCCTGGTCCAGGGGATCACGACCGCGATTGAGAAGATGTCGGAACTCGCCGATGCGGCGGACGCCCTCGGTATGTCCACCGAGGCGCTGCAGACCGTCCAGGCCGCCTTCGCCCAGAGCGGCGGGAACGCGGGGCAGGTTGAGCAGACGGTCGGGCGCCTCGCGGCGATGATCGGCGAGGCGAACAACGAAGGCGAGCAGGCGCAGAAGACCTTTGAGCGGTTCGGCATCTCCTTCCGGAACCTGGATGGCTCCGCCCGGACCGCGGAGCAGGCGCTGGACGACATCTATGAGAAGATCAGGGACGCCTCTAGCGCCACCGAGGCGCTGAACATCGCTACCGCCTTCTTCGGCCAGCGCGGCGCCCGGGCGGCGGTCAACGCCGCGAACCAGATGGGCGCGTCCATCGCGGAGACGCGGGCGGAATATGAGGCGATGGGTCTTGTCCTGTCGCAGGAGACGGTCCACCGGGTCCGGGAAATCGGCGACGCCTGGGATGTGCTTGTCCTCGCGATGACAAATGCCTGGGCGCGGCTCGCGGCCCTGCTCGCCCCTATCATTATCCCCGTCCTCAACTTCATCCGGGAACTGATCACGACCCTCATCGGGTGGATTGAGACGGTAGTTGGGGCGGCGGAGACGGGACTGCGGCGCCTCGGTATCCTCGCCCCGACGCCCGTCATGGCCGCCGAGTCGGCCTTTGACGCTTCGCAGCGCCGGTTCGGCCAGCTGCTTCAGCAGCGCGGAAATATCCTTGAGGAATGGCGGCAGCTTGAGGCGCAGGGCCGGCTGATGCCGGAGTTCCAGCCAGAGCGCGACGCGACGCTTCAGCGACTGGATGCCGAGGTCGCCGCGGCGATGCGAGCCCGCGATGCGGCCCAGGCCGCCCGGGATCAGGCCCGCCGCGACGCGACGCTGCCCGGGCCGGGCGCCGTTCCGACCGGGCAGGCCGCTCCGCCGGTCGTCACGGCGGGGAGCGGGGGGACGGATACCGCCGCACGGGAGATGGAGAAGAGGCTGCGCGAGGCGCAGCGGATACTGGAACGGATCGTTGACCAGGCGGAGACGCCACTGGAGGCGATGAACACTTCCTTCCGGCGCGTGTCCGATGCGATCAAGCTGTATCGGGACAACCTCGCCCGTCTGGACCCGGAGCAGCGCCGGGCTCTGGAAGCGGTCACCTTTGAGACCTTTGCCCGGAACGCTGAGGAAGCCTCTAAGACTGCGGCAGCCGCCCTCCTTCGTCTCGGCTACACTGCGGATCAGATCGTCCAGGCGGTCACCGAGTCGGTCCGCCGGGCCGGTGAGCAGCTGGGCCTCTCCGGCGAACAGCTGGACGCCTTTGTCCAGCGGGGCGTCGATGCCGCCAACAGGGTGGTCCGGCCCAACCAGACCTTCGGGGAGGGCATCCGGGCCGGCGCAGGGATCAAGCCGGGCCAGCCAGAGGACACCTTTGAATTCGCCCTCGGGCAGGGGATCGCCCAGGAGGGGATGAAGTTCTTCGATGACCTCCTGAAGACGCTCAATGACGTTGCTGCCGGCACCGCGAAGGCCGGTGAAGCCTTCCTCAAGCTGGGACTCGATTTCGCCAAGGCGATCGCGATGATGATTGCGAAGGAGGCCGCGCTGCGCGCGATCCGCGCCGCCTTCAACTACTTCTTCCCTTCCCCCGCCCCGACCGGAGGCGGCATCACTCCAGGGGGCAACGCCTTCGGCGGCTTCCGGGCGGGCGGCGGACCCGTCTCCGCGGGCATGTCCTACATCGTGGGCGAGCGCGGGCCCGAGTGGTTCACGCCCTCGGCGGCGGGGGCGATCACCCCGATGGGGGGAGGCGCGAACCTGGTCATCAATAACAACGCCCCGGGGGTGATCGTGTCCCAGGAAGAGATTGACGGGCGGACCGTGGTCGCCGCGGTCAACCTCGCCCGGTCGGAAATCTCGCGGGACTACACCCGGTCGATGCGCACCGGGTTCGGTCCCTACAGCGAGACGATGACCCGGGCCTACAACGTCCCGCGGAGGTTCTGATGCGCACAACCACGATCCTCTGGCCCGAGGCGACGCTGGGGTGCCCGCTCCGGAACGGCTACGGCGCGAACATCCCCCCGATGTTTGAGCGCACGACCATTGAGGAACTACCGCCCGGGTTCAAGCTGCTCCGGTTCGATGAGCGCCGGGACTACCGGGCGGAGTTCCTTTGGACGCTCGCGCAGTTGGCGGAGTTTGAGACCTTCTACCAGACCACGATCAACTACGGGCTCCGGGCGTTCATGATGAAGGCCCTGACGACCGGGATCATGGAACCCCTCTACACCCAGATGGTCAGCGCCTATTCGGTGACGCCGCAGCCGGACCATACCGGGCTCTATCGCGTCGCCTTCCAGGCGACGGCTTTCTGGCGCGTCGCCGAAGCAGTGAACTGGGAGTGATCGGGATATGCCGAACCCCACAGACATCGACTGGCCGGAGGCGATCCTAGGCTGCCCGCTCCGGACCACCTACCGGAGCAATCCCCGCCCGCGGTTCATGGTCATGGCCGTCCAGGACGGTCCGGCCCGGCTCCGCCTCAACTCCAGCGATGAGCGCCGGGACGTTACAGTGTCCTTCATCTTTACCGCCGCCCAGCTGATGGACTTTGAGATTTTCTACGGGACCACGCTGAAGTTTGGAACCCTCTGGTTCAACATGCCGATGCTGACGGGGGTCGGGATGATCCCCTACATCTGCCACTTCAGCGGGGAGCGGTCGGTTGCGCCTCACCCCAACAGCATGAGCCTCTTCACGGTCAATTTCGATCTGGAGACATATGCGACGCCCTGGGTGCCCCCGCCTCCCTTCGCGCCGGATGATCCGGTGGATGCCGCGGACCCGGCGCTGCCCTCGCCGGATGTCTATGACGCCCGGACCCCGGACGATCTTCCCCCCGATGCAGTCAACGCTCTTGTCCCTGGAGCACATGTGTAATGCCAACCCGTAACGTCCGCGACGAATATGCCGAATGGCTGGCGACCCCGCCGACAACGGGGGTGCTCGTGGAGACGCTGGAGATCAACGGCCCGGCGATCTTCAACCCAATCCTTATCTGCAACCGGCAGGATCGCCCGCTAGAGGCGACCGATGAGAACGGATGGCCGCGGGTCTTCTTCCCGCTGTCCTTCACCTTCTCCAAGCCGGCCATCCGGAACTCCAGCGAATACGAGTCGCAGTGTCGCATCGACGCGCTGAACGGGGACCTTCTCCAGGAACTCTACAAGCTGCGCTCGCCGATGCTGAACCAGCCGGCCTTCGCTACGCTCCGCGTCTTCGTGGACCCCGGGATGCTGGACCGGCCGGTGTGGCTTTCGCCGCTGGTCTTCCGGATTGAGAACGCGAAGGTGGCCGTGGATGTCGCCGAACTGGATCTGGTCGGGGGCCGGCTTCCAACGAAGCGCGCGGGCCTCTACTACACCCTGGAGCGTTTCGAGGGGCTGAGGCCGTTCTGATGGATCGCTTCCTCCGCCTGGTGGGCCGGCCCTACGGGTTCCCCTCGCACCCGCCGGAGACGTTTGACTGCTGGACCCTGGTCAAGCACGTCCGGGGGTCGATGGGACTCCCTTGTCCGCTCCCCTTCGGCGATACCGAGGAATGGTGTGTGCCCGGCAACCTCGCGCGGGCGACCTCCGCGGCCCGCCCGATGTGGCACACCCGTCCCTATCCGATCGAAGGGGACATGGCGGTGTTGGAGCCCGCGCATGTCGGGGTCTTCCTCGCCAACGGGGTTCTCCATGCTCTCTCCCGGAACTCTTCCGTGGTCTGGACCTCTCTGCCGGTCATCCGGCGGGTCTGGCCGAAAGCCGAATGGTGGACCGTATGACCGCAGCGATCATCGTTACCTTCCCCCTCCAGGAGGACAAGGAGCCGGAGCGGTTTGAGTTCCCTACCGGGACCAACCTCGCGACGGCTCTGATGTCTATTTCGCCGGATCGGTGGGGCGGTCTTACCTTTGAACTCTACCGCGGTGCAGTGGCGCCTCGGGGCGCGGTCCCGATCGAAGATGCGGCCAGCATCGAGGTCGCGGAGGGCGAAGTCTGGCACGTCGCGGTCTACCCGGCGGAGCCGACCACGATGACCGTCATCGTCGCCTCCGTCGCGGCGACCCTCGGGACTTCTACCCTGGTGGCCTCTATCATCGTCTATGCAGCGATCACCGCGATCAACATGGCCATCGCCTTCGGCATTTCGATGCTGATGCGCCCTAAGCAGCAGTCTAACGCGGTGGCGCCTAGCGACCAGCCGACCGCCCTCAACTCTCTCACCACGCCCAAGAATACAATGCGCCCGCTGTCACGCATCCCGGACATCTACGGCCGGATGCGCCACTGGCCGGACCTCATCATGCCCGGCTGGTCGGAATGGCGGGTGGTCGATAACTCCGTTGACACGAGCCTCTGGAAGGAGCAGAAGCACACGACCGCGGAGCAGAGTGTCACCGCGGTCTACTGCATCGGGCGCGGGACCTACTCCTTTGAGGCGTTCCGCTTCGCTGACAGCGCCATCGGGACCCAGCAGGGGACGGTCATCGCCTACTCCCCGGGGCAGACGCTTCCGGGCGATATCCGGATGGCCTGGGCGGTCCAGAACCTCTCCCGGTTAGAACTCGGCGAGGTCGGGCAGAGCAATCAGTGGTCCCCCTGGTTTGAACTCCCGTCTGATGACGTGTCCGAAATCTGGGCGCAGGTCGGGTTCCCGGGAGGCCTGATGGGCAACGTCGCCGGGAAGAAGGTCCAGGCGCCGAGCAACACCATGCCGGCTACCGTCCTCATCTCCATCGAAGGGGAGCGGCTGGACGAAACCGGCGCCGTGGTCGAGACGGGGGCCTGGAACAGCTACCTTCAGGCGCAGACCACGAATGAACTTCGGCAGACCTTCAAGACCGGCCTGATCACCCCCGGCCACTGGCGGGTCCGCGTCGCGAATATTGAGCCGATCCCGCCCCCCTTCCCGAACGGCAACACGGAGACGTGGAACCGGCGTGGCTACCTGGAAGGGATCATCGGCTTCAGTAACCTGACGGAAGACGATCGGACGTTTGAGACGGAGACGGTGCTGGTGGTAGGCGCGCGCAATCGGGGCGGCGCCGCGACGCAGAACTTGGAGGCGTTCAACGCCATCGTCACGCGGGTCCTCCCGTCCATCGACTGGGCCGCCGGCTCGGCGGCCGCCCTCCTTCCCGCCTCTTCGATCCGCGACTGGAACGCGGCGGCGATCAATACCCTCACCGATCCTACCATCTGCGGATACACGAACAGCCAGATTGACTGGGAGTCGATCCGCGAGGTTCAGGCCGCGCTCTGGGATTACCCGGAGGGTTTCAAGGAAGGGGAATTCAATGGCCTCTTCGATCGGCAGATGAGCGCAGACGCGCAGCTTCAGGCCGTCGCCTCCAAGGCTCGCGCGATCGCTTTCATGAGCAACGGCCGGATCACCTTCGCGCGGGATCAGCGTCGGGGCGCCGCCGTCTCGGCGATCTTCAACCGGCGGAACCGCCTCGCGGAGCGCGGCAGCCTCGGGATCGGGCTCCGCTTCCCGACCGCTGACGACAATGACGGTATCCAGATCAACTGGTTTGACGAAGCCAATGACTACCGCCAGAGCACATACAGTTACCCGGAGGGGGTCAGCCTGGTCAATCCTCTGGTCGTGGACCTTGCCGGCGCGACGAAGGCGCATGAGGTCTGCCGGCGGGCCCGCTATGAGTGGGCGGTCCTCCGCTACCGGCGCCGGACACAGCCTCTCCGGGTGAGCGAGGAAGCGCAGCTGCTCCTGCCCTATGATCGGGTCGGGATCGTCGCCCCGTGGGATGAGGGCATCATCGATGGGGAAGTGCTGGAAGAGGACGGCGCGGAACTCCGGCTGGACCGGCCGGTGCCGATCCTCCCGGGCACCGCGGCGATCCGGCTCCGGCGCAGCGACGGTCGCGAGACGCAGCTGCTACTGGCGGCCAATTCCGCGCGAGGCCCCGACTGGGTGGAACTCGTGTCCGGCCTCCCGACCTTCCCGATTGTCGTGCCCGGTTCGGATCGGCAGTTGGGGACGCTCTACAACCTATCGCGGGAGGACGCCTTTGACCAGGCGACCTTCTGGTTGGTCAGCGGCGCGGAGATTGACGACCGGGGCGTGACCATGACGCTGATTGAGGACAGTGATGAGGTCTTCCAGCTGTCCGATGACCTTCTGGACCCGTGCAACGAAGACGCCTGCGTGGACACGCTCATCCCGACCTCCGCAATGTCCGAGTTCATTCCCCTTCTGGTCCCTGACCCGGGGTTCCCCGATGACAAGGTGTCCCCGACCTTCGGCACTCCGCGCACTGTCTCTTCGGACGGCCGGTGGGAGCCCGGCGGCGGTCTGATCCTGACGCCCGAGGGGCTGCTGGGCGGCGCGCACTGGTATTGGGACTGGGAAGCCTTCCCGTCTGTGAAGTTCCAGGGGGTCCCTCTCTGGGATACCGGCGAGGGCTCCGGCTCCGTCTTTGACGGCTCGGAAATCTGGCGCAACAGCGACTTTGAAAGCGTGTCATCCCTGGACACGGGCGGCTACTGGCGGTTTGACTCGGCGGGTGGCTACCTGAAGGGTCCGCTCTACGGGCTTTCGCCGAACAACTTCAACACCCCGATGGGGGCCTGCCGGGGCGCGACCACCTACGGCTTCTTCACGCTGATGAACCCGCCTAGCGGGGTTGCCGAACTCCGCCACTACAACCCAAACATGGCTGAGGATACCGGGCCGTTCATCCCGATGACGATGGGCCCGGTCACCGTCCAGACCTCCGGAGAGATGGTGAACAGCGGAGTGGATAACCGGCTGGTCCGGTCGGGCAACGTCCTTATCGTGACGCTGGACCGTCACGTGTCCAGCCCGGGCCCGGGCGAGTCGTCCTATCCGCTGTCCATCTACTTCTATGACCTCACGCTCACGCAGATCGGGACGGTGATCAACGTGGGCGATGCGGGAAGCCCGTGGATGTATAACCGCCTTATCGCGACGAAGGAGTGGGGGTTTGGCGAGTCGGTCGTCATGTATACCGATGAGCCTAACACCGGCTCCGGCTACTACAACCCGGACATGTGGGTGCGCACAAAGCGGTTCCGGTCGGACGGGACGGCTATTGATGAAGTCTCGGTGCCGGTCTTCCAGTTGGAGGCCATGAACGAGACTAACTGGTGGTCGGTCCCGAAAATCTGGCCGCTGGATTTCGAGTTTGTCGGGACGGGCTCCCTCTACCTTGTCGTGGCCGAGGCGCACAACACGCCAAACGGGGATGAGTTCTTCTACTGCGTCCTGAAACTCTCCTTCTGGAAGCGCGGCGACGATGGAACATGGACCCTCATGAGCCGGACTAACCTGGACCCGTCCCCCTTCAGTCCGCCCGACCAGGAGCGGGTCCTGGATGCGAAGATCATCCGGACGGGCACCTATACCTTTGAGGTCGCCTTCCAGAGGTATACCAGCAACACCGCGAAACCGAACGGCGGGGAGACACCGATCTATCGCCGGTCGTTTGAAATCAGCATCTGCGAACCTGAACCCGAGTGAAGGAGAGAGGGCCATGGCTACCGAATATCGGCGGATGATGCAGCTGCGCGGAGACGCATCGCTCTGGGCCTCCAACGACATCATCCTCCTGACCGCTGAGATTGGCTTCCTTGTCGATCCAGGCGGCTGGAGGATGAAAGCCGGCGACGGGGTGAGCGCCTTCTCCGCGCTCCCCTTCATCGGGGAGAATGACCCGACCGCCCGTGCCGGGGTCACGGCGCTGGAGGGGAGCGTGTTGACGCTGGACACCCGGGTCACTGCTCTGGAGACGGCCGGCGGGGACCTCCCGGCGCTTCAGGCCCAGGTCGATGCCCTGACCCTAGTCGTCAACGGGAAGCAGGACACGCTCCCGACCGGCACCGGGCTCGGCGACTATCTGATCTGGGACCCCGATGCTGGTGGGGTCGGGGTTGGCGGCTACGTCTCCACGGCGCTCACCCTGGTCCAGGGCTCCCTCCAGTATTGGGACGTGGTGACGGAAACCTACCTGGCCACCCCCCTCGCGACCGAAGGCCAGCAGCTCACCGCGGACGCAGACGGCAACCCGGTCTGGACCGATCCCCCGGAAGTCCTCCTGGATGAGGCGACGGTGGGCGGGAACCCGGCGCTGCGCGCCTCCGTGTCCGGGGTCCTCTCCGGCTACGCGGTCCGGAGCGCGACACTGGTGAACGGGGAGAAGCACCCGACCAACTTGGAGGTCATCTTCACCGACGCGGCGGGCGACGCCTGGGTGTCCGCGGTCACGGTGTCCGATCCGCGGCTGAAGACGAACATCACCCCGCTCCCCGACTTCCATTCTTGCCTGGAGCAGATCGGGCAGATTAGCCTGGTCTCCTTTGATTGGCTTCCGATCGCCGGGGGGCACCACCGGGAAGTCGGGTTCACCACAGACAACCTCAAGGCGATCGCGCCGGAGATGGTCAGCCAGTCGGGGACCTATGAGAGCATCGACATGGTCGCGCTCTGCGCCCGACTGGTCGGCGCCGTCCAGACCCTTTCCAGCCAGGTCCTCACGCTGACCCGGGACCTCGCGGAGACGAAGCACCGGATGGCCGAGGGGAGCGGGGCCCTGGTAGGGGCCGCGGTCCGCCGGGCACAGGAGCAGCTGGCATTTGATTTCCGGCGGCGGTCATGAGCGGCACCGTCCCAGGCCCGGCGCCGCCCCCGGTCAGCCATTCGATGCTCGGGACCTTCTCCCAGCATCTTGGGGTCATGATCGGGAAACTGGAGCCGAATATGCTGGCCCTCATGGCCCTGGCGATCGTGTTCAACGCCCTCGCCTTCTGGGCCTTCCGGGAGGTCGGGGACCGCCGCAGCGCCGAGTTCATGGCGCTGATGAACTCCTGTATCCCCGCCCTCGCCCGTTCCGCCCCGGCGGCTTCGGGCATGGATCGCTAAGGAGACGCCACATGAACGTCATCACCTTCTCAAACCCAGAGGCCGTCCGGGTCCTCACCACGGAGGACTTCCAGAGCGTTGCCCGGGCGCTCAGTGTCGAGGAAGCCGCGGTGCGCGCCGTCGCCAAGGTCGAATCGTCTGGCGCCGCCTTCCTCCCGGACGGCCGGCCCACGATCCTCTATGAGGCGCATATCTTTCACCGCATGACGAATGGTCGCTACGCGACTGCCCTGGATCACCGGGGCACGCCCATCTCGGTGCCCAACTGGAACCGCACGCTATACGGCCCGACCGGCGATCACCAGTATCAGCGCCTCAACGCCGCGATGGCGCTGGACGTGGATGCCGCCCTCTCCGCGTGCTCGTGGGGCGCCTTCCAGATCATGGGCATGAACTTCGTCGCCTGCGGCTTCGCCTCCGTCCGGGACTTCGTTCAGGCCCACGTGGACGGGATCGCCGGCCACCTGACCGCCTTCGGGAACTTCGTCAAGTCCAAGGGACTGGATCGTGCGCTCCGGAGCCGGGACTGGACCGCCTTTGCGAGGGGCTACAATGGCCCGGGCTTCGCCCAGAACCAGTATGATGCGAAGATGGCGGCCGCCTTCGATCGCTGGAGCGGCGGCGCCGCCGAGGCCGGCCCCTCCCCGATTGCGCAGGCCCAGGCGAAACTCGGGCTTGTCGCGGACGGGATTGCCGGCCCCCGGACCCGGGCGGCGGTCATCAAGTTCCAGCAGGACAACGGGCTGGCCCCGGACGGTGTGCTTGGACCGGCGACGCTGAAGGCCCTCGGGATCGGCTAGGCGGACTCGGGGAGCCGTCCCTGGTCAAGTCCGCGGGACCTCTGGCCGGAGGACCCCTGGGCGGCGATCCCCGGGGGAGGGGCGGGCGCGAGGTCCGCCCCTCCGTCCATTAACGCACAGGCAGGGCACAGGCCCGGCCTCGCCCGGCTCCGCGGATATCCGGAACCCGGGCGCCGGCTCCCCCGGCGCGGCCGCGGCGATCGCCGGGCGTCTAATTTTCGAGACTCTGCTGCCCGTCTACACAGTTAGGCCGGGTCCCCGTTCCCGAGGCCCGGCCCGATCGCCCGGGCTGTGCCGGGCCTGTGCGCTTCTGGAGGGCTTCAGGCCTTCGGGAGGTCGGTCCCCGGGACCCGGCGGAAGGTCCCGCGGTTGTGGTCGTGGAGGACGGTGTCGCCGGCCTTGAACTGCGTCCCGTCGCCGAACTCGGTGGCGATGGACGCCTCCTGGTCGCTGGAGAGGATCAGGAGGGCTTCCTTGGGGGCGTTCCGGCTCACGGCAGCACCTCAACGGTCGCGCTGATCGCGTCGGCGGGGGCAATCGCGAGGACCTGGGCCTTGGCCCACTTCTTCGCCTCGGCGTAGGTCCCCGAGGGGGAGAAGATCGGCGCCTGGCCTTCGATGCTGAAGGCGTAGGACCCGCGGCCGCGGGGGGTCGTCATGTGCGACCGGATGAACGGGGCTTCGTCAAATTCGATCTTCAGGGCCATCGGGGCGGTTCCTTCGTCCCGGCGGGTCCATCCCCGCCGGTAAGAAGACTTGTAGTTGGTATTTGGCGCCGCGTCTACCCAAAAACGATGCGCCAGCCAATTATTTTCGCCACCCCGGCTCCGCGGGCGTTGCCAGTATGCGTTCAACCTCCGCGGCGGTGATGAGGGTCCTCCCCCCAACGTGTCGGATTGAGACCTTCCCGGCGCTGATGTGCCGGTATAGCGCGGACCGGCTGATTCCAAGCATCTGCGTCGTTTCCTTGATGGAGTAGGCGAGACGTTTCAAAGCCATCGGTCAGGCCTCCCGATCGCGGATGTAGCCGAGGTCCAGTTTCCGCTCCAGGACCAGCTCAATCATCTTCTCCGCCTCGGCGAGGTCCCGCTGGATCATCGCCAGGGTGCTCGGCGGCTTCGCCTGGCCTTCGTCCTGTTCCACCCGGGCGGCATGCGCCCGGAGACGATGGGCGACCCGGGCGAGCAGGCTATTGCGTTCCGTCCAGAGGCGGAGGGCTTCCGCCTCGGTCAGCTGCGCGACGTGGAGCGGGTCCTGCCCGGCCGCCCGGGCGCGCTTCCGCTCCGCCTCCGGACACGATCCAGCCGAAGGACTTCCAGCGGGCTTCATTGGGCACATAGCGGCCGCCCGGCCGGGAGCCAACCGGCTCGCCCCCTTCCATGCGTAGGGCAATCGTGACGGTGTTCATCCCGAGTTCCGGGTCAGAGGCTTCGCCGGTCATCCGGGTGATGAGGTCCCGGTCGGTGTCCGTCGCCGGCCCGGCGAGGTCATGCCGGAGCATGTCGAGGGGGAACGGCCACTTGCCGCTGACGGTGTAGAGGCGGGAGGTCATGGCCGGCTCCCCTCGGGCTGGGCACTGCAGGTCGCGGAGCCGGCCGGCCGGCGGTCCGCGGGGATTTGGGCGAGGGACCCGTTGACGCGCATCAGCGCGTTGTCGCAGGCCTCCCGCGTCGGGAAGTGGACGTGCGTGACGGTGGGCCCGAAGGCGGTCATGACGATCAGGGTGAGCACGTGGATCATTTCGGTTCTTCCTTGAAGACGTAGACGGTGGGCCGCGGACCCGGCGGCGGGTTCTCAAGTCGCTCGCGGTAGGTCCAGCCGCGAGCATAGGCGGGGGAGGCCCCCTTGTGGAGGCCCCAGCCGACCCGGCGGGCATCATAGCCCTCCTTCCAGGTCGGGTTGTCCCACTCGGCGGGGAGGCTCATCGGGCGTCTCCGTAATACTTGTAACCGAGGGCTCCGCCGGGGAAGCGGTGGATGGCGTAGCCGCGGAAGTGGTTGATATTCTTCAGGTGCTTCCGCGCCGTCGATACCGACACCCCAGCCTTCTTCGCGATCGCCCCGGCGGAGTGCCAGTGGGAGAAGAAGCCGCCGGGCTTGACGGCGGCGGAGAGGTCTTCAACCGCCTGGTAGACGGCGCCGCGGGAATTGGTCTTCATAGCACGGGGGCTCCGGTGATGACGACTTGCTCGCCTTCGGCGATGTGCGCTTCCAGGCGCAGGAGGGCCTTCGCCCGGCTGGACCGCTTCCCGTCCAGATAATAGATGACCTGGCCGGGGTCCCCGTGGCCCATGTAGTTGCTCGCCTCGCGGCCGGTCGGGACGCGCCGGGCGCGGACCCCGTGGAGTTCCGCGTCAATCCCGGCGAGGCCGCAGAGGGCGCCGAAAGGTCCGCTGGTGGTGACGATCATAGCCGGGTCCTCCGGGAGGGAGGCGGGCCCGAGGCCCGCCCCCGATTGCGCTAGGCCGGGTTTTGGGCGACCGCCTCACGGAGGGCGGCGGCGTGTGTGATCATCGCCTCAGCGCGCTGAGTGCGCTCGCGGGTCATCGACTTCGCCCGGTGGTCATAGGACGCATCGCTGAACCAGCCGCGGACGGAAGTGTTGGCGAAGGCTTCCGGGGTCGCGTAGGCGGCGCGCTGCTCGGCGGTCGGGGGGACCGGGGTCGCCCAGGCGTTGGCGCGGCGGGTCAGGTGGGTATCCTGGGCGGCGCGGATCGTCGCGGCCTTCCCTTCCTCGCGGGTGAAGGCGGGGAGGGCGGCGAGTTCTTCGCCGCGCGCCTGGTAGAAGGTCGCGTTGTCGAGGGCCTTGGTATTCCCGGCCTCGGTCCCGATCTTCTGGTGGCCGGCGCCGTTGCAAGCCCCGGTGTGGAAGCCGCCCGAGGTCCCGTGGCGGACGTTGTGGGCGCGGAAGCCGTGGCGCGGGAGGACGCCCCGGACGATCTTGAAGGAACCAAGGCAGTAGGGGCAGAGGCCAGTTTCAGTCATCGGGGTCATCTCCACCGGAGCACCATCGCTCCGGTCCTTCTCTTCTAGTTGGGACTTTCCCATTCGTCTACCCAAAAGCGACTGAGGTGTCAACTTTTCTCGATCACCAACTTGTCGCTGGGATACCCGACCCATCGGGGCACCGAGGCTTCCCAGTTGGGCCAGGCCCGGCGGGACCGCTCCCGGCCGAAGATCGCCGGGACGAAGCGCCAGCCCTCCTGGCCCAGGTAGGCGGTCCCGATCAGCCCGCGGGTCCCGGAAGGGAGGACCCGGAAGACCTTGACCGTGTTCATCGACGCCTCCACCCGCCGCGGGGCGACGCCCCGATGTAGCGGGACCCCGACACCGCACGGTAGCTGCTTCGGTAGGACGGCCCGGACCGGGCGAGCCCGTAGGCGGCGCCTCCGGCGATCGCGGCGCCCGCGAGGGCGAGGGCCCCCACCGCGAGGTCGTTCCGCTCCTGGGCGTAGTTCCGTTGGGCGCAGGCTTCGATCACGGGATTGAGCCGGGGCGGGCCGGGCTCATCCTCCTTCCCGGGCGGCCGGTCGGGCATGTAGACATAAGTCATCCCTGGGCCCAGGAGGTTGATACAGGCCTGGCGGTGGTAGTCGAGGCTGCCGCAGGCGCCGAGGGCGAGCGCAGAGGCGAGGGCGAGGATGCGCATCAGTTCCGCCTCCCCTTCATGATTTCCTCGGCGACCTCGGCGACGACAGCCGCGTGGCGTTCGATGGACTCCTGGGTGACCTCCTTGAAGTCCTCCCCGACCAGCGCGGACATGACGCCATGCATCGTGTTCATCCGCTGCCGGAAGGCGTTCAGTCGGTCCCGCTCCGGGCCGCCGTTGACGACCCCGCGGGCGAGTTCCAGATGCTTCTGAACCCGTTCCGTGGGGAGTTGTTCCAGTAGGGCCCGGATGCCCTCGCGATCGCCGGATTTCAGGGTCATCGTCTCAAACCTGCCATGATGATGTAAAAGAGAACATCGCGGATGTTCTGGATGCTCACCCGGCGCTGGAGGCGCATCGCGATTCGGCGGGCCATCTCCCGCTTCCAGCGATCATCCGGCCAGCGCCGGGCGGCTTCTGCCCGGAACCGCTTGCGAGCCTGGATGTCCAGGGACTCATAGTAATCCTGGAACCCCTGCCGGATCGCTGCGACCTCGCCGGGCGTAAGTCCTTCCACGATATCCCTCCATCGGGGGCCGGACCATTCCGACCCTTCTGACGCCTCAGCCCCGCTCCGGTGGGGGCCGGGCGGGGCAAGGATGCTAGGCGGGGGCCTCCGGCCGGCTCACGGTGCCTAGGGCGCGTCTCGCCGGTCCGCCCATGGGTCCCCTTAACCCGGGATGGTTTTTCCGACGCCTGGGAAGCGTCCCCGGGATGGCCCCTAGCGGCCAATCTCAAACTCCGTGATACAGGTCCTCTTCGGCGCGGAAGCCCATCCGGACTTCCGCCTCATTCTGGGCGTAGATGGAGAAGCGTTCTTCC